AAATAAGTCGTATCCCCAACGATCACGTCTGGCCGATCAGCACCACGGATGCAGGCGAGCCACAGAGTGTTCATGGCCGTCTGAATCGTAGTAGCTGAAGCGGTGACGGTTTCCGTCGAGAAGTCATAGACCTGATTTGCCCAGAATGTATAGGTGCCCGAATTGATGCCGCCCACGGTGTTACCCACGGTACCCGGTACCAACAGTTGAAGCCCACCCAATTCCTTGGAATCAGTCCCAGTGCCATCTGCATAGAGTGCAGTCGCCATCGTATTCTTGAGTGATTTCTCAAGGTTCCGAATGCGGCTTTTCAGCAGATTGAAAATCTGCTCTGGACCGGAGTTCTCGACCTGCTCAAGACCGGAGATAACCACGTTGCCCGCCAACTGCTTGTAGTTAAACTCGGCAGCGGTGAACACGTTGCTGGTCGAAGTATCAAGCACCTCGTAACCCGAATACCACTTAGTAGTCGAGTTCGTAGCATACTCAAGCTCCTGCACGATGGTCCGGCCTGTCGCGGGAGACTTGTTCCCGTTCTGATCGATATGACGCAACAACGCATTGTTGTTGGTCACATTATCGGCCATCGTCTTGGAGTAACCAGCAAGCGTAGTGGTCACAATCTCCGTATAGGTACTATTTGGAGAAGTAGCCATTTGTGCTTGCTCCCATCATAGGAGCAACAGAACTTTAACCAGTTACAGTCGTTCCAATCGATTTGCGTAAAATGTCATCAAGATCGGACGCCTTTACAGAGCCACGAGGAGGCGTACCGCTTCCCCGCGTAGGCTGCACCTTCTTGGCTTTCTCGACAGCCATCTTGCGTCTGTCTTCTTCCTTTTTGGTTACAGCCTTGCGCTCGTTGGCAATAGTCTCCTTGTAGAGATCATCATCCAAACGAAGCGCCATGTTATAGGCTTGTTCCAGGTCCGTAGTCTCTCCGGCATTTACCAGTCGCCCCATGCGCTCACGCAGCTTTTCAAAATGCGGATGCTTGATGTTTCCCTTAGCGTCTTTTGCTATCGCGAAACCTTCAACCTGATCCACAAGCTGTTGCTGTTGAGCCATAACTTGCGACTGTTGCATCGTTTGAATCTGACCCTGAGTCTGATTCAGTTGCTGTTGCAGTTGCTGAATGTGTGGATCAACAGGAGTTTCCTCCACATAATCCACACCCGAATCACTAGACAAATTGACCCCGTAGTGCTGAGCGAGAGATTGAAGTGCTCCTCTAGGATTCTGCCGTAGCGCATTGTCATAGCTCATAAGACGCGAAACGTACTCAGCCTCGCTAATCCCATTCGCCTGCATCTGCTGTCTATACGGTGCCAGAACGCCTTGAAGACCCTCCACTTCTTTTCGCTGATCTGCGAGTTCAGTTGTCTTGCGAGTGAACGCCGCATCACGCTCTTGCTCCCGGCGCAGCATAAAGTCCTGCTGTTCTTCGGGCAGTTGCTCAAACGCCTCACGATGTTCAGCGGGCCATGTCTTTGGTGCTGCAAGCGCATCAGGCACTGGCTCCACATCGGACTCCGGTATGTCCGCATCAGGAGTGGCCTCTACATCTGCGGCCTCATGGCCCTCGGCGGTTTCGTCTGATGGGTCCGGTTGGACTTCGACTTCTTCCGCACTTGTTTCTCCGGCGAGCGGTCGTGGTTCGCTAGGAGTGGGTTCCGGCGCGCCGTCCGTAAACTCTCCGCTTATCGCGCTTTCTAAAACGCCATCAAGAGTGGTGTGTTCTGACGCTGGCCCCTCTGAAGGGGTGCTAGTCTCAGTTTCAGCCATGTCTTATCTCGTCCCAGTTAGCCGGGCGTTCACTTCCTGCCCAGTCATTTCCAATTTGGCGCACATTATGCCGCCGTTCATGTTCACGCAATGTAGAGCGACTTCCAACAATCTTGCCGTCAACCGGAGAGACGAATGGCTCAATGTCTTTCATCACGACAAAAGTCCGTGAAGATTGCCCGGTATCCACGCGGGAAGTCGGCGCTTGGCGCGCCCATTTGATGCGACCGTAGTTATCTCTGTATTGCCGGGAGGTCATCACTCCTCCATCATTTTCAACTCAGCCTCAAGCATCGCCAAGTCTTCCCTAGACTGAACGCGCTCAGACGAAGCGCGGGATTCTTCTTGTATTTCCGCAGCCTTGCTACGCTCCCGTGAGGAAATATCCGTCAGCTTGCCCTCTTGTTTCAGCTTTTCGCGCTCCAGTTCAGCAGCAATGCGCTGTTGTGCAATGCGCTCCTCGGGCGACGGCTGCGGCGGCTGTTGCTGCATGGCTTGCAGCTTCTGCATCACTTGCGCCTCAGTCTGGTCAATTACATCCTCGAAGTTGCGACCGATCTTCCACGCACCAGCCACAAATTTAAGAATCCCGAACGCTATTGGCGTCAGCTCAGGAGCGGCTCTAGTCGCCTCAACCGCCTGTATAAGATAGCCGCCCATGACATTGGCGAACTCTACCCGCGTCCGCTTCATCTCTTCTTCGTCGGCGAATACAGTGCTGTCCGTCTCGACATCAATCTGATACTGGCGCGTTTTGTCATCGCGCATGATCTGAAGCATTTCGTCGGTGACTTCCATGCCCGTAATGCGCTGAAGAATCTCTGGCTCGTAATTCTCGGCGATCAACTCGGCCTTGATACGGAATAAATCGCGGATGTATTTCTGAACCGCATCCTGGCGTAAGCGCAAGCGCATGGAGCCATAATGCGCCTTGAGCTGCTGTGCAGTAGCCGTTTCAGATGCCTTGGTTCCACCACCGCGAATAATGTCCGAGATTCCCGTCACTTCATAGATAATCTGCAAAATCTGGGTTCGCTGGGTATAAAGACCCTGCAAGACCAAGGAAATCTGTGAGATATCCTCAGTCTGGAACACCACCGACAGACCGCCCTTCTGGGCTAACGAGGAAAAGTTCTCCGACGGCACGAAGTCGTTATCTCCGGCAGTAGCGAGATTGGCAAGTTCCGGCACCGAAGAATCATAAACCCCGCGCCGTTTCAATCCTTCAATCAGGTGCGCGATGCGGCTTGTTACCCGATCCAGCTCATCTGCCTGATCCTGATACAGCGTAAACTCCGGCACCGGCACGGACGTATTATTGGTCCGTACTGCAATCAGAGGCGTCGGCGTCGGAAAGAAATCGGTTAACTGGTAAGGATCATCATCTTCAGCCAACACGTCTTTATAACCAGTGGCGATGAAAAGCCGCTTATGCTGGACTTTGTCCCAGATTTCCCAGACTTCAGCGCGATTGTAGATTTCATCTAACTGTTCATTGCTTTCCGTGTCGGGCATCCATGTGAGCGGAACTTCATAAGCGTGCTCAAAGCCACGGCCTACAAGATCCTCTCGCGTAAATAGATGGCGCCGCGCGCGCCATGTCACATCTTCAGGCCTACGGCTTGGACTTTCGCGGTAGTCCTGCCAATGAACGTACTCGAAACGACACCGCTGATCGCCAAGGCGCTCGATCTCTTCTTCCTCAACGATATCTACATCATCATTCTTGATCTCAACTTTAATCTTTTCCTTAACGATAATAGGCTCATAAACCACCCAGACCACTCCTCGCCCAGGTAAGAGATAGTCTTCCAACGCAGATTGCAGCGGTCGGCTGGCATCGTAAGTATCAAGATCGTAAGAGAGCGTTCGTTCCAACAGAATAGCCACTTGCCGGGCAGCCGGGTTCGGATCGGGAAACCGGCGTTGCACATCCGGTTTTGCCATACGCGCAAATAAAGCGCCCTTCAGCGTTTCTGTATTGGCCCATAAGATATTGAACGCACTGCTCATGGGGCCAAGAACAGCATTACCCCCGCGTTCGTCGCGGTAGCGCTCGACCACACGGTTGCCGCGCTCACGCCAGTCACGCTCGAACTGGCTGGCTTGCTCTAACTCGTTCTGCCAGTAACGTGACGGCCCGAGGAGCTTTTCCTGTTCAGCGCGTGTGTCGTCTTTATCAGCCATCGCTAATACTTGCTCCGCTTACCTTTCCGCGCACAGAAATTCCCGCGCTATGCACGGTATCGGGATCGCCGGAAACCAATGGATGCCACCATTCCAGCGGCTCGCCCCGTGCCAATTTCGCATACGCGCAGGTATCAGGGAGCCAATCGCATTCACGCACGAACTGTGGCGACAATGTGATGCAATTCGGAACACGCTTTGCCCGATGTTCATAATCAGTACAACGTATTTCAGTGGTATGAAGCAAATGACAGGCAAGATCCGTATATAAAACCTCTCCGGTTTCAGCGCTTCTGATCTTGATGGCACAACATTTGCCGCATCCGTCACATAGGGATTCCCATTCACTCTCGGACATCTCCTCCAGCAATTTGGTTTCCCAAAAGTTCATACCGCTATCCAAATTGCTGCATGACCTGAGCAGCCGCATTTGCACCCATTGACCCAGTCCCCGACATTGGCTGTCCTGCGGGCATGGACTGTGGAGGAACCATGCCGGGGACGGGCATCTCTGGAAGACCGGGCGGGAGGACACCCGGGAGACCAGGGGGAGGAACGGCCATCATCATTGGAGCTGGCCCTGGCTCTGGCCCTAAAGCAGGCAGAGGAATTTCTTCCGTTTTCGTCGTTGTTCTGGGGACGCCACTGTAATCAACGGGTGTGTCCGTTGTCTTGACAGTAATCTTCGCCATCAGAACGCCGCCCATCATCGAGGCGTCCTCGACACCAAAGCCATAATCATCATCCAGGCCGTAATCAATCGCCATTAAATGCGCGGCTCCCTGTAACTGGCTTCCTCAAAATCATGTATTTCCCACATTTCGTCAAGACTTGGTTTTTTTGTAAGTTCTTCGCGCCAGTCAGGGTTTGGCTCTTTGGGCTTCAGATTACGGTAGGCAATCGACAAATATCTAAAAGAATCAGCAGCATGAGAGGCCCAGTTATGCAGGGGTGTCTTGCGAAATACGCGCTTAACGTCATCCCATTCACGCTGATAAGAGCGCAATGAATTAATACCCTGCTCGCAATTCAGCTCATCAAAATAGCAATGGCGCAATAACAAGCGCGCTGCGTTAATACCGTCTGACACCTTGTGGCTCGGTACGATCTTGGGCTTGCGGCCCATGTTAATCAGTGTCTCTACACGAGTTCTGCCGGTGCCCAGCTCACGGACCTTGGCATCGTGGGGCAACCAGTCGTCGCCGTACCAGTAGCCCTTTTCCTGCATGACCTTGACGTAGTGCTCCAACCCTACGTTGTTGTGTTCGTAGAAATCAATGACTCGCACTTCGCCCATAGTAACCTGGAAAAACCACAAAGCGCACGAATCGCTGATACCAAGATCCCACGAAACGTGAACAGGCAACGCTTCATCATATTCAACACGGGCTATACGCCCCTCTTTCTCAGCATCATCAATCACACCGCCGTAATAACTCCCCTTGATAGCAGCCGTCCACGAGCATTCAAATTCCTGAAGGTACTCATCTTCGCCCATTTCGACCTTGGCAGCAGCAAGCTCCGTTGCATCTATGACATCCGTCTCAGACGCGCGATATATGACGCTATGCCATTCGGCATCATCAATCGTGTTCTCATAAAGCCGCCAGAAGTGGTTGCGGCCCTTGGGAGTTCCAATGAATATCGCCCATCCGCGACGATCAACCAGCGCTGGCCGGATGATCTCGCTCCAAACACGCGGGCTCATATCGGCATATTCATCAAGAACTACGCCATCCAGGAAAATCCCCCGCAGGGCATCGGGATCATCTCCCGCTCCACCCAGCCGAATACGGCTGCCATTCAACAAATCAACCCGTAATTCCGACTGATTGATCCTGGTGCCGGGCAGATCCTTGGCGTAATAGCAGAGATAATCCCATGCCACCTGCTTGGCCTGGCGATAATAGGGCGCGAGATACATAAACCGCCCGTCATGGCGCTCTGTTTTGATCTCAAGCGCCTTCCTCAACAGCTCTGTCACGGCATAAACACTCTTCCCCCACCGCCGATGGCTGACGCAAATCTTAAACCGCTTCTCGTTCTTATGCAGATCGAACTGCTGAGGACGCGGCGTATAGGGGATTTCAATATTCATGCCCCTATTCCTGCTCATCCGATTGGTCTTGCTTCACTTCATCACCAAGCACAAAACCAAGATCGTTCTCACGCAGAAACTCCCGCACGGTCACCACCGGAATACTCCACGCCATGTGCGGCACCGGCGTGCGGAACACGGCAGTCACCCGCGACGGCACACCAACCAGTACATGCTCGCCATCGTGCTCGACAAAAAGCGCTCCACCAGAGTTGCCCCATATAATCGGTGCTGTCGTCAACAAGTAGGGATAGCCCTTTATAACAGCTCGCTGGTGTGCAATCTCTCCGCTGGTAGCAAAAGGCGGCTGGCCAAGCCCTGCACCGATGGCCCAGACCTGGTCCATGAGCCTGGGATGCGAGCCTTCCGGCAGCAGCGTAGCTACGAACTCAACGCCCTGTTCGTGATCTTCAAGCTCAAGAACTGCCAGATCGCGATGCTGGTCGTAGCTGAGAATTACAGATCGTCTCACCCGCTCTCCAACCGCCCTCGAACAATCATTATATTCATACCAGGCAATCGGTAGCGGCTCCCGCCGCTCGATCTCACGCTTCTCGCCTGCCTGCGGATCCCATTCCTCGGCAACCCTGATGGCACCCGCCACAACATGATGATTGGTCAAAACAAGTGTGCGTATCCCGAGCTGCTCTTCGGAAGGCTGTACCCCGCTCCAGATAACCGTCCCGGAACCAATATCGGCAACCTTCGTTACGGTGTACAGCATCTCGAAATGCCGCGCGTCACAAGCAGCCTGAGCTACCACCGGATTCGGAAGAAGCGCGACAATCATAACAAGCGCGGCGATCCTAGCTATCAAGCTCTGCTTTCCTTCCGGTGAAGTTCTCCCACCGCTGCACGATTACGTCGCAATAAATAGGGCTGATTTCAATCCCATGACCGCGTCGGCCAGTTTGTTCGGCAGCTATTAAAGTAGAACCCGACCCCAAGAACGGGTCGAAAACATCGTCCCCCTTATCGGTGAAA